ATACAAAACAAACCACTCAAGTTGAGCTGTATTAAAACTTAGATACTCCGGTATTTCTCGGTCAGCGTTGTCAATGCTTTGTATTACATCCCGCACTTGAGGATAATATAAATATGAATGTGGTTGTACGGTAAACACCCAAGGCACGGCGGTTAAGTATTGAGCCACTCGCATTTGACCGGAACGGCTTACTTGTTGCCCAACCATCCTTCGGTTATTGATGGACAAACTTTGCTGTATGTTTAAGATTGTTTGAAAGCTCATGTTCTGCCCCTGCCTACTTGCAATGATTTATTAGCGTATTGATTTGCCGCCCATACAGCGTTGTGGCTACTTAACACTCTATCCTCAAAGGATTTTGTATCTATAGCGTCAATGTAATTGTTAGTCACATAGGTAGTACCACCGAGTGCGCTGCCCATGTTGTTGTTTGGAATAATTGCGCCAGAGCGTCCGGGTACAAACAACTCCGGACCACGCTCGCCAACTAAGGTAGCACCTGTAATAGTTCCACCGTTTGCTGCGCCGCCTAAATTCACAGGAAACGCCATTGCGCCTTCACCGCCAGCGGTTGTGCCTATTCCCGAAACGCTTGCGCCACCTAAGCCGCCACCAAATGAACCCATTATTGCGCCGATGCCCATGCGGAACAATTGCATGGCTTGCATCTTTAATTCTATTTTAATTAAGTCTTTAATGATGCTGCCAGCAAAATCTTTAAATGAAAATTTGCCATTATCAACAAAATTATCAATTGCCCGACTCATTGCGCCCGTGACTGCTTGAAACATATCTCCAGCCATTGTTGCGTAGTTTTCTGAATCCTCTGCATATTGGGCAAAAGCTCGTTCCCATCCATAACTAAATGATTTTTGTGTGGCTAGAATATCTATTGTTTGTTCGCCAGTTAAGGTTGCCCACTCATTGCCTAACTCTTGGATTTTTAGTATTTGTTCATCATACGCAGCGATAATTCTTGGGTCTGCTTCTTTGCTAACGGCTTCTTCTCGCTTGTCGGTAATCTCTTTAATCTTTTTGCTAGTTGCATCCAAAACTTCATTAACGGATTCTTGAATTTTTCTTTGGTCATTGGTAAGAGAATTCATGTGTTCTCTAGCTGCCGCCATTTCGTATGAATGTTTTTGCTCTCTATCAAATTCATTGGCATTTAAATTTGCCATGCGAATCATGGCTTGAATTTTCTTTTCTTGCTCTGCGGCTGGGTCTTTGCCGGGCGTTACTGTTCTCCGTCCACTTGGGGAATCATCAGTAACCGTTACTGTGCTCAAGGTTGGAATGTTATTTAGCCCGTAAACATTTTCACGCAAGGCTTCTAGTTCTTTGTTTAATGCGTCAATTTGTTCAAAATATTGTTTTGGGCTGCGGCTAAAAGCGTTATTAAAAAACAATTCAACTTTTTGAAGTTGTATAGCTAAAGCCCCAGCACCGTACCAAACATCTAGAATAATATTTTTAATGCCGCCAAATACTTTTTCAGCCATGCCGCCCTTGCGGTTTATGGTGTCAAATATTCTATCTAATGTCGGACCAAGTTCTTTAACAAAGATTAAAACCAAATCACGGGACTTTTTTTCTAGCTTGTCCGAAAGGTCTGCGGCTGCTTTAATGCTTGCTGCGTAATCATCAAATTCGCCTGTGCCTTCTTTTAATTGATCATTAAAGCCGCCCATGTCAATGTTTCGCATGGCTTTGCCAAACAAATCCATCTTTGTGCCAGCACGGGTAGCGGAGTCCGATAGCTTAGAAACCCCGTCTACAGACTTATAAAACAATTGCTCTACAGACATTGTTTCTAAGTCTGATAACGAAATGCCTACAGAGCCAAACGCTTTTTGTAACTCTAGTGAGCCTTTAGCTGCGTTATCAACAACTTCGGAAAACTTTTGAATTGCTTTGCCAGCTTGATCGTATTGCCCGCCTGATTGCTGAAAAGCGTCAGATATTTTTAAAACACTTGCAACGCTTAATTCTGATGCCGCAGCTAAGTCTGATATTTGATCAGCTAATTGCAATGCTTTGTAGGTCATGCCCGTAAAAGCTGCCGCACCTATTAAAGCTGCATTTTTTAACAATGGAACGGTATCGCTGGCAAAACTTTTTACACCTTGTTTTGCCCGCTCAATGCCTTTTGTAAACTCTGCGCTATCCAGTCCAAGGACTACACCAAGTCGTGCAATCATCGCCATTTTATTTTTCCTTAAATAACTCGCTTGGTGCGTTTGGACTCATCATCGCAAAAGCTAAAAGATTTTGACTAGCTTGCTCCTTCTTGTCTTGTTCTGTTTGTGGCGGGTATAGATACTCATACGCTTGGGGAATAATAGATTGCAATTTATATGGCGAGCTTCCCTTTGGTAATACCTTATTAAACTGTCCTGCGGTTAGCGTACCCAATACTTCTAAAATCCCTAAATTACCAATTACTCCATCGTTGTACATGATGCAAATGTCGGTAAAAACTTCTTCATCTATTTTTGATGGGTCAGCACCGTGAGCAGTCAAGTATGCTTTTACCTGCCTACGGACTGACCTTATTACTTTCCCTTGGTTTCTTTATAACTAGGTGAAATTGTATCGCTAATTAGCTCTAAAAGTTGCATTTGAATCGTAAAGGGAAAAAGCTCCTCGATCATTGAATAAGTAATTGTATTCATGTCAAAGCCTTCTTCTTCAGGCACTAACAACTTAAACATTTCTAAAATTCTTGTTTCCATCAATAATTTGTTTTTGGCGGTTTCACGCAATGACCTACCTTTAACAATTACATCTGTTTCCGTAAATTCTACATCTTTGGTTTTATCCAAAATGTCTGCTTTGTTATCAATAAATTCTTTTGACAATTCTGTGTAATATTCATTTAGCTTAACTTCATCTAGGTTTTTGGTGCGCTCGGAGATTGCGTCCGTTTCTACGGTAAGCGGCACTTTTACTCTAAAAGTATGTCCATTAAATTCAAATTTGCGAATTCTTAACGATTCTTTGTTAAGTTCAAATTTATCGCCTAATGCTTTAGAAAAGTTGTTCATATCTTTGCCTTTGTAGCTTGTCTTGCCTTGTATTTTTCGAGAGCATTACCAAGTGTCTTGCCTAAATCGCTAGTAATACCGTTGCTGTTGCTTTCTAGTGCTGGTCGTAAAAAGGGTTTGGCTGATACCTTTGCCGTGCCAAATTCCATAGCCGCTACCCGTGCATCGCTTTTTATGCCTATTTGTTTTGTTCCAGTTCGTTGATTTTGAAATTTAGTCTTAGCCAGTTTTTTGCCCGGTGCTGTTGTAATGGCTGCAATAGCTACATCCGTTTGTGAGATGTATTTTGAGCGTTTGTCTTTGCTTGTTGGCTTTCTTGCTTCAATTTGCAAAGACGCTTGCAATGCTCCGGTATCTACGGGCGCACGGCTTTGGGCATCAACTAAAGCAGAACGCAAAGACATTCTTGCCGCTGATACCATTATTTTTTGTGCGTCTTTATAGCCAAAGTCATCTGCTATTTTTGTGGCTAATTCTTCAAACTCTTTAAACCCTTGGAATTCAACATTAACTGATGTTGCCATTGCCATCACCTTTGATTAGCTTGTGATAGATGCTATTGTTTAGCTGAATGACATAATCAACGATTTCATCGGGACTCATTTTGTCGGCATGGTTAGCGGCAATAGAATGAGCGAGATTGATTCCCGTGATTCGTTGTTGTCCAAAGCCAAACCAATTCTTTGTCCCCGAATTGGCTTGGTTGATTAGGTAGTTGAGCAGCTCTTGATTATTTTGTATTGTCGTATTCATATTTTATTATTCGGGTTGAGTGACTTGCTTTTTAGGCGTTGGCACGAAAGGATTGTACTTTGCTAGATAGCCTAGACAAACCGCCTCTACGCTGTCTGGCTCTGCCGCCTTTAGTGCCGTGTCTACCTCGGCGGCATCCACAACGCAACCCCGAGCCACAAGGTCAAGCGATTGGTATGTGGTAGCCAATGTTTCGATTGCGGCTTTTAGGGTCATGTGTTGTTACTCCAACCGTATTGATTGCCACGGGGATGTACGGTAAACACACACTTAGCTTCCGCACCGGGTTGAGCGTCAATTTGAAACTGACTAACTCGACCATTAAACGCATAAGCGATTGTGTTTGCGCCATCAACGGCGGCAATAACAAAGGTACGATCAATCACACCGGAGTAAGCATCGCCACGAATCAAGAGCAAACTTGCATCGCTTGGGTTCCACGGTGCTGTAATCGTCAATGATGTTGGTGCGGACTGCGTTGGGATTTTGTCCGATTGGCGTGATCCCGCAACGGAAAAGTTAGCCATTGCGTCATCTTGACCAAATGCGGGTACAGCTTCCACATTGACCGCTACGCCTGAACCGCCAGTGCCGTTTGCGACTGTACCAACGATGGTAGCAACTTGCGCTGTCCACACGGACAGGTTAGCCGTAGTAAATGCGGTAGGTGTAGCACCGGATTGCATCCATAGCGATGCGGCAAAGCCGGGTAATACTTTTGATGGGATAGCCATAATAAAAACCTCTATGCGTTATTAGACCAACCGTATTGGTTGCCCCGTGGGTGAATAGTAAAGACACATTTGGCTTCTGCGCCGGGTTGTGCATCAATTTGGAATTGCGACACACGACCATTAAATGCGTAATAAACAATGTTTGCGCCATCGGTTGCGCTAATAACAAAGGTGCGGTCAATCACGCCACTGTAAGCGTCACCACGAATAAGCAACAACTCAGCGTCCGATGGATTCCAAGGTGCTGTAATTGTTAAGCTAGTTGGTGCGGATTGGGTAGGAATCTTATCCGATTGACGGCTACCTGCAATGCTAAAGTTTGCCATCGCATCGTCTTGCCCAAAGGCGGGGACGGCTTCCACATTAACTAAATTACCGCTAACCGCTATTGGCGCAACGCTTGCGACCAAAGATAATTCGGTTACGGTTAATGGCGTGGGCGTTGCCGATGGTTGCATATACAGTGCCGCACTAAAGCCGGGTAACACTTTGTTTGGGAGAGCCATGTTCGTTCCTTAATAAAATTAAATGAGTTCTATATTATGTTGGAATGTCCAAGGTGCAATCCAAAATTACTTGCTGCAACCCGATTTCGTTGTCGTATGTGTTGTATAGCCAGTCAACATCAGCCTTGCTTATATAAAAACCTGATGCCCCGCCAAATTGACCGCTATAGCCATGTAGCGATTGTAATATCGTATTGCTAATTGTCATAGCTTCAACAAAAGATTGTGTAAAAACCGAGATTTGAAATATAGGTCTATCAATGCCTTTGTTGTTTTGATTCGTGCCTGTATAAACGGGCTGGTGAACATTACGCAAATTCCAAGTTAAAAATTTTGCTTGCGTTGCGTAGTTACGATTAAAGTTTGCATAGACGGGCACGGGCGTAACAATAGCCGCCAATTGAGCTTGTATGGCTTGGGCATAAACGGCGGGATTGTTCTGGCTCATACGGGCGTACTCGGATCATTGCGGTAGCAAATAAAGGTAACGCTCATTCTGTCGTTAGCTTCCCTACAATCAATAATGCGCCAATCGTACTCACGCCATGTGATTGAAAACAAGTTTTGTTCATCAACCATTTGCTTTGTGTTAGGCGTGTAGTTTAAAGTTAGATTAACTAAATCAGAATACACACGATAACGCTCTGAAATTCTTACGGTATTACTTACATCAGCAACTATTGCCCGTGTTGCAAACCATAATGCAATCGTTGTAGTCTGCTCACCGTAAGCATTTATGCTATTGGTGACATTGTTTACATTTATGTTTTCGTATCGAGCAATCGCCATTAAAGCACCAAAGGCTTGTATGGACGGAGCAATGCAGATACTCCAAAAGGAATGTCGTGCAAAACGCCAGCCGTTGTGTTGCTACGGTTGTTATAAATGTGCGTCAATAACATCAATCCCGCTTGTTTAATGACAGGATATTGTGCAACC